TGCTGTCAGCGCAGGTCTTGGCGGTTTTTGCATACCCTGCCGTTATTGTTTTGTCGGCTGTGGTTTGCTGTGCTGACGTTGATGCTTGGGCTGCGGATATCTTGGCGGCGTTCTGTGATGTAACCGCCTCAGCACGTGCAGTATCTGCACCCTGCCTTGCGGTGTCTGCCTGTGTTGCGGACGTTTCTGCAGATGCCTTTGCGGTTTCTGCAAGGCTTGCCGCCTGCGTTGCCGTGCCGGCTGATTTCTCTGCGTTTGTGGCAGATTTTTTTGCGTTTTCAGCCGCCTGCATAGCCGTGCTAGCTGCATTCTCAGCCCTTTCCACGTCAGCTTCGACCTGTTCACCGATTGCCGATATCCTATCCAGTGCGTCAGCTGCCACACTTGGTGACGGGATAGCATTATCGCCTATAGCCGTACCTATTCTCAGGCGGAAAATTCGTGACTTTTTCACCAGTATGTACTCCTGCCCTGACAGTTTTTTAGCTGCTATCTGACAGCTGACTGTCTGCGCTGAACGCAGTATGTCAGCCGTAGGTGTCCACTGTCCGCCTGTGATATCGACCTCATACGTCACGCCATCGCCATAGTCGATAGTCAACACATAGCGGTCTGCGCCGTCTACTGTCAGCCCTTCGACCGACACAGGACGGGCGTTTGTTTCACCGACATAGCCCAAAAGGGCTGTTGATGTCATTGCGTTGTAATTTTCGTCCAATCTGATTACCATTTCTGCACCCCCTATACGATTGCTATGTAGTCTATGCTATACGTTCCTGCAGGTACGTTGACAGTGGTTGCACCATTACTAGGACCCATACAGATTACTGCGAAATATGCGCCCTTGTATACCTGCACATGGGTGCAATAGTTCTGAAATGGACTAGGCGTGCCGATATCCCTCAGCGACACGCAAATTTGTTTCGGCACAAAATCCAAATTCAGCGGTATTTGCACACTTGAAGCTGCCTTTTCCAGTGTGTATTCAATCGTGCCGCTTTTGATTTTGTTTTGGTTTAAATCATTTACCGCCTGTTCCGTTGCTGTCAGTGCGTCAACCAACGCCTGACGAACGTCACGACCGTAAAATGCGTTTCGGACAGTTTCGATTGCTGTCGCCAAATCAATATTATTTGCCATTTTATCCCTCCTAGTCTAGTGTGTGGTTTTTTGTAGTGATACTGTTGCACATGATATCACCTGTTTTGCCGTAGCACTGTATTGCGGTTTTTTCGTTTTCGTTGTATAGATACATCGCCCTGTTATTGGTATCAACTGTAAATACTTTTTTGCCGCTGTCTGTGTACGTTGATATGTTACCGCTGTTTGTGTCTAGTGAAAATTTTAATTCGTTATTCCAGTAGCCCGACATAGCGCCAGCCTGCAGGACGATATGACCGCCGATCGTGCTGTTATCAATGCGTATCTCCAGCGGACTGACTTTCAGCGTCCACTCGTTGTGGGATAGCTGAATTGCACTGGTATTTTGGCTAGACGTTTGAATGCTAATGCTTCCGCCTGTGATAGTTGCTGATTTTGACGACAGCTTGTTAGCGACCACGTTTCCGTTCTCGTCCACCTTGAACGTTCCGCTGCCGTTGTTGATTTTCAATCCTGTCAGGGTCAGGGCGGTTATAAAACTAGCCACCAAATTTCCGTCAATAGTCCACGCATTTGTGTACGGTCCGTCTTTTGCAGAACCGCCGTCGGACGTTTTCCAAAAACCTAAACCATTTTTGTTCAGCTGAATGCAGGATTTACAAGTGTTTATGTCAGCCGTATCCATAATCAAAATGCGCTCTGGCTTTTCTGACGGGTCAAGAATAACATGACCGCCCTCTGCGCCAGTTATCAACTTTGTGGCATTTTCGATTTTGCTGTCTATCACCTGACGATTTCTGAATTCGCTATCATCAATAGCGGTCTGCAGGCTTTTGGTTTTGGCTGTCATGAACCCTGTCATGGTTTCAAATTTGTCGCCAAATGTCAGCTCGGATTGTTCAGGGCTGTCAAGGTTTATAGTAATGCCGATTATGCGCAAATCTTCATCGATTCCCATAAGAGGGTTGACAATACGATACCAGCACCCTAGTTCAAACTGTTCAAAATTCATGTCAATCGTTGACAAATCGACCGCAGTTATTTTATACTGCTTTTTGGCTTTGTTTGCGCTTTTCAGGAATGCTGTGGCTTTTGTCTTCAAAATTGACGCCTGTGTCACGTCATCCCACGTTTGTGTACCACTGATCACGCCATACTTAGCGACTAACGCACTATCTTCGATATAATCTTTACCGCCGTTCACACTGCCAATCGTCAGCCTTTTCTCGCTGTCGGTCAGCTTTGTGCCTAGCGGATATAGCCGTGTAATAACGCTCGTTTCGTCCACTTCACGGCTGATAGTTTTGAGATTTACTGCCAGTTCTATTTTTGTGTCTGTGCCGTGTCCGATATGTTCCAGATAGTCTATATACACTTTTCCGTTTTGGTCTCTTAGCTGGATTTCACCGCCGAATTTTCCGACCAATTGTTCAGATATAGCGTCCATAGTCGATACCCAGTTGACAGAATACGTGTAGTTATTTTCGCCCGTCACAGTGACCTGTCCGACCGATATGTGTTTATCATCGCCGACCTGCGTATTGTGTTTTGAAATGAACGACGCTAGCACTGTCCGAATGCCTACCACCTTATATTCCGCATACGGCTGAACGCTGTCATACAGCCAACCTAAACGCCCCTCGCAGGTGACAGATTTGCAAATCAGACCTTGCTCGTCCATGCTGTCAGGGCATTTCAGCACACGTCCGATAAAAATATCTTTGCCTGTGCTATCGTCCGTGACAGTGACCGATGTTGTCAGCGGTTTCAGTTTGTTATATCCTGCATTGTCGGGATATATGGTAAACGTAAAACTGTCAACGGCATTGACAGCCTTGACGATTTTTCCACCTGAAATGCGGTCAAGGTTATCACTATGTATCGTGGTTTTTTCAGTACCATTTGTGATAGTGACAGTGTGCATTTATAACACCTCCTCATGCAGATCCAGCGTGAGCGACCCGAAGCCATACGCTGACAGAACGTTCAACCCTGGCTGTAAAATCAATTCGTCCATGTCGAATGGCTTTTCTGTCGGTCTGTATACCTTTTCAGAAATATCAATGCCGTTATTCTGAAAATGCGTAAATCCCACTTTGTCGGTATCATCAGCAGACCGCCTATATATCAGACGTGGTTTTATCGGCACGTCCGAATATAAATAGACTTTCAGAACGCCCATAGGGGCGTGTGGAGCCATTTCAATAGCCGACAACGTCATGTCCGTAAGATTTAGATAGTCATTTTCAAAACTGAAATCGTCAAAACCCTTGTCTGAAAAATCGTCAGATATTTTATACGGCTGTGCTTTGAACGTTGCCGTTACCTCAACATGATAGCCCTTTTCGCTTTCGGTGCAGCTAATAGCTCTTGCCTTATAGTGGTAAATTTCGGCATCGTCATATAAATCACATTCGCCAGCCGACAAAATCCAGTTTTCAAAATCTGCCACTGCTTTCCGCAGGGCGGTTTTCGGACAGTCCATAAATACAAATTTGTATGTCAGTGTTCGTGTATCATAGGTAGGTTTACCGCCATTCTGATATGTGAAACATATGTCGCCATTGCGGTATGGTATAGTAGCCGATATATCCCTGATACTCGGTGGCGGTGTACTGCGTGATGTCAGCAACGCCCCAAAATCAGCATAGGAATTTTTACCATTTATCGTTATACTAGACATTGTCAGCCACCCTCCTAGCATTCAGATTGATTTTTTCAGCCATAGCAACGTCCATGTATGGCGCTGTCACTGTGGCGAAACGTTTTCCGTCAATGTTCATAACCACTGTCAAATCACCGCTCTTGCCGTGTTGTGTGGTGCTGTCGGCTTCGGTTGATATTTTGTCAGCTGTTTTTCTTGTGGTTTGCCTGCCTATCATGACAGGGTCCATTTCAGCCGATACACCTGCAACGCTGTCAACGATAGCCTGTGCCTCGTTCACTGGTTCGTCCGCAGTGTCTTCCATACCGACAGCGATACCAGACGGCAGATACTGACCGACCTTTTTCGCCATGACCCTTGAAGGGGAATGAATGTCAAAGAAATCACAGAATCCGTCTATAATGGCACTGCCTACGTCTTGCACTACGCTCCAAATTCCGCTGACAGCAGAAACTAATCCGTTCAAAATGCCTTTGAGAATATTTGCACCCAAATCCAGCCAATCAACGTCCTTGAAGCCGTCTATGATAGCACCGATTATTTCGGGAAGAGCGTCGATAAGGTCAGGCAGAGCCTGTGGCAAGCCCTGTGCTAATGCGACTATCAATTCCATACCAGCCTTGACTAGCGCAGGCAGATTATCCGTCAAAGCCTTTGTGATAACTGGTATCAACGCTATCACACTGTCTATCAAATCGGGCGTGCACTTGGTCAGACCTGTTATCAATCCTGTTAGCAGTTGGAAACCGCCCTCAATGATTGCTGGCAGATTTTCAATCAGCGTGTCTGTTATTTGTTTTATCAGGCTAGGCAGCATCGGCATCAACTGTTTGATAACGTCATTTAGTCCGTCAATCAGACCTAAAAACAGCGTGATCGCACTCTGCACCAGTTCAGGCACTAGCGTCGGGATAGTTGAGACCAACGCATTTATCAATCCAAAAAAGCCGTTAAGCAATGACGGCAAAATCGAGTTGATTAGTGACGGTGCTGATTGTGCTAGTGATTGAATGATAGATGTTAAAACTGTGGTTGCCGCTGTGATTAGCGCAGGTGCGTTTTCGGCAAGCGTTTCTGACGCAGAACTGAACAGCCCGGATATAACAATAGGAATTTGTTCGGTCAAGCCGTCAAGACCACCGCTGTCATATGCGTCTAGCAAACTAGAAACGCCGTCAAACAGTTGGGTAAAACCGCCCGACAATTTTTGAACAGCTGGCAACGATTTTGTCAGAAAATCTGCCGCCATTCCCTTTGCGCCTGCCATAACAGGTGTGAACGCAGTTCCCAAAGACGCAAGGGCGTCCTGCAATTCAAAACTAGCACGTTCATAGTCCAGCGTTGATTTATTTGCTGACTGGTATTCGTCATTGATTTCCGACAGACCCGAATTTGCCAGCCAGTCAAGAGCATACTGCTGACGTTCTGCTTCTGACGTGCAATTCTGTAGACCCGCATTAAAATCATCAACGCTATCACCCATACGCCCGATAAGCTCTGAAAACTGACCTGTCGCAGCACCTGTGGCAAGGGTCTCCTGCAAGCTGTCTGAAAGGCTCTCGATTTTCAAGGTATCAGGGAATTTTTCAACCGCTCCGCTGAGTGCGTTTATAGCAGGCGTCATTTGTTCATCGCTGAAACCGACAGCCATAAGGTTTGATAACGCTTCAATGCTTGAATCGGATTCGCCTGTGATAGCCACCAAATCTTGCATTTTTGATTTCATAAAATCAAAATTATTGCCGCTGGTTTCGGCGTTTGTTTTCAACTTGGTCATATCGCTGTTCCACTCACGGCTTGCTTCAACATTTGCCGCAAGTGCCGTTGTTACAGTCGCAAGACCAACGCCTATGGTCTGCGTGTATTTTTTGAACCCGTCAGCCGCCTTGCCTATCATAGCCGTGTCTATCTTGCCCAGCGTTGCCGTGAACTTTACGGCCTTGCTTGTTGCACCGCCTATGACAGAACCGACTTTTTCGACTTTCTTTATGACAGGCTCGACCTTGTCTTTGGCTTCTTTGAACGCTGTGCCGATAGCATTGACATTTTTCTTTTCATCTTTCAGGCTTGACAGCTTCGATTTTGTCGTTTCCAACTCTCGCTGAAATGCACGATACTGCCCAGCGTCTATCTCGCCCTTTTTATACTGTGCTGTGACCTGTGATTGTGCTTCTTTTAGCACGTCCAGTTTTGACTTGGTCTCTTTGATACTGTCTTTCAACAGGTCTTGCTTTTGCTTGACCAGTGTGACGTTGTTCGGGTCTAGCTTCAGGGCTTTATCGACCGCTTTCAACTCGCTTTCCAGTTCACGGCTCTTTTTGTTTGTTTCTTTCAGCGCCTTGTCAAGACCTGTGGTGTCACCGCCTATTTTTATCGTAATACCCTTTATGCTACTTTTTGCCACCTATCATTACCCCCTTTCCGAAATTTTCTCGCAAAGCCTGTCGGTCAGGCTTCGTCAAGGTCAACCTATATGCGTTATCCAGGTATTCTTGACCGCTCTCTGTCTGCCTGAGCCGTGCGATAAATGCGTCACGGCGTATCAGCAGATAGTCATAGTAGTCCATATCATCAACATCATATAGCGATATGCCCATATAGTCCGCAACTAATTTTTCCCACGTTGAGGAAATTTCATATTTTTCCCCCTCCCTATCCTGCGGCGGATAGTAGGGGAGTGCTAGTTTTTTGAATTTTTGATTTCTAGCAGATAGTCGATATATGTGCGGTAGAACATCTGAATGTCATAGATGTCCCAATCAGCTAGTGTTTCAGCCGTTATTGGTATCTTTGCGATGTTGTGTGACATCAACCTTGCACACATTTCGATTGCTTCGTCCAGCTTGTTGCCGCCTAACTTTGCAGATATTTCCCCGAACGCTTCAATCTCACCCTTTGTGGGCGGCATAACAAATATCGTGGTATGCTTTTTGTCAGCCAGCTCAATGCGCAGGCTAGGTTTTTGCATTTTATTGAAATTCAACGTCTTTGGCATTTTATACACCTCCAAAAAAACAGCCCACTGAAAAATTCAGTAGGCTGTGTATTTGTGTTGCTTATGTGGCACTTATTGACTTGTCTTCTTCGATGTAGGTAATCAGCGTTCCCTCGCTGTCGCTTGGCAGTGCTTTGAACTCTGCGTCGATAACAGTTTCCTTGTCCTTTGTGAATGCCAGCTCGATACCGCTCTGGTTGTTGCCCACGATCATGACCCATATATCTCCGTCAGCTGCGTCAACGTGGTGGAAACACAAAACATACTTCTTACGACGTATATTCTTCAGACCACCGATTTTGACAGTTCTACGTTTCTTGCTGGTATCTTCTGTAACTCTTGCGGTATCGCAGAGAACGTCAAGCGTATTGCCGTTGAATACTACGATTCCAGTTTTCAGTGTAGCCTCTTCTTCGGTGGTGATTGTTTTCTGGTGCGTGCCGTCATCATCACTTGCCGTATAGGATGTCGGCTTATAAGACAGGGTTGCACCGCCCTGGATATAGCCCAAAACATTGGCTTTGGTGCAGATAGTATCAACATCAGGTATTGTTTCATCGTTGAAATCCTGATAGTAGATATAACCGCTTCCAAGAATGATATTGCTTGGGGCTTTCTTTGTTTCAGCCATTTTAATTCCTCCCTTTTAAATTTGTGATTTATGTACGAATAATTTTTCAACAGATTTTGGACGTTTGCTATTACCATTTAGCGTCCTTAAAATTTCTTTTTGCCAAACGCAAACAAAATCGTCAGGCGCTTGCAGTTCCGAAATAAACACTGTGTTTTTCTCGCTGATTTTTCGCATATATTCCCAAAATTCAGAACTGTCAAATTCGCCTGTTGAATAGCCTGTAACGCCAGCATATGGTGGGTCAGCGTATACTATAGATCCGTCAGGAATGTCAACACTGCGATAATCGGCACAGGTGAATTTTGCTGCTTTAAGGTTTTCAATATCTCGCATTATAGCATTCCTACCTTGCTTGGCATAGTTGTCACCCTTTTTGTTTCGGGCATAGCCGCCAAACCATTTCGCACCAAACGAACACCCAAAGCCCACAAAGCCAGTCAATGCCTTATCCTCGTCCTTATGCTCACGGATATATCTATACTGTTCTTCAGATATATTTTTGGGCAAATCATAGCCGTTTTGTAATGCCTGATACATAGCTATCAGATATGGGTGCAGGTCATTGCATATAACATTTTCAAAATGTGGTGCCAATTTCGTTTCGATTGCACAGCCGCCGCAGAACAAACTTACAAGCGTCTTAATATTTTCCTTTTTTTGTAAAATAAGTTCTGAGATAGGTTTTGCAATTTTGCATTTACCGCCTAAATATTGCATTGTTTCTTCCTTTACTTCAAGTAATTGGTAAATGAATATCTTATCTGATACTCCTTGCTGTCTTCTATCCAGCTTTCAGACTTTTCCAAATCAAAATCCGCAAACTGTTTTTCAACAGCCGTTTCTAAATTAACGTCGATTTTCCTAGTGTACAATTCAATGACTATCGTCTGCTCTCGCAGGCTTGCGGGGTGCATATCATCTCCGCTGTCTATGGTACTTTCACGATAAAACACGCAGTAGGGCGTTTTCATTTCATCACGTGATGAATAGTATGCGACCTTGTCTTTCAGCTCATCGATAGCCGTTAATCGTGAACGTATATCAGCCAATGTCAAATTCATTTCTTCAACCTCGTTTCTATCAGCTCAGGCAGTGTCTTTTGTGCATATTCTTCAACAGGTTTGATATGCACAAATGCCTTTACTCTGCCCTTGCCGCCTTTCTTTGCGTGACCGTGTTCCAGCAGATGTGTCAGGTAGTAGTATTTTTTGTTACGCACCACAACACGTTTGTTGCCCGACTTAGCGTATATTGTTTCAGCTTTCCAGCTTTCGGCATACTTGCCTGTGCGGCGTGGTGATGTGGTTTTCAGCTTTTCGACACACTGGTCTGCAACCTCGTCGATACAGCCGTCAACTATCTTTGCGGTTTCTTCGCTGTATTCTTTCAGGTCATCAGCGACCTGTTTCGCCAGTTTGCTGACATCAATCTCGACCGATTTCATCAGTTATCACCGCCAAAACGTTCAGCCGTCAGTTCAATGGCTGTTCCTGCAACATATGTGCGTATGATACGATATTCCCGACCGTTATAGAATAGCATATCTTCATCATCATAGTCATAGTAATCCGCCATTTTGATTTTTAGTGTTGGTTGAAACCCTGCCTGTGCGGCACTGTAAAATTCAGAACGTGAAATTGATGATACCTGGCAAAACACTTCTTTGGCATTTTCCCAATCAACGACCTTTTCTTGATTTCCTATTTCGTCTGAAACTATCTTCGCTTTGGCAATTTTTACAACATCATTAAACATTGTTAAATCCCCTCCGTGTAGTCCTCATTCAGACTTAGTGCGTCTCGCAGACGCTCGTAGTTCTTGCGGAAATCTTCGCCTTTGCCGTTGAAATCATACTGCCATTTGACATAGTTTTCGATAGCCTTTTTCAGAATTGCACTGCAATCATCAGCGTCAAAGGGAACGAACACGCCCACACGCTTTAAGTCTTCCATGCAGGCGTCAACGTTTGACATAATGTCGCTATCTAGCTTGTTATGTGATATCCTCAGCGAATTTTTCAAACTTTCAAGCATTCGTTATGCCCCCTTTATCATCGTGATTACTTGCTCTTTTTTGTGAGCGTTACAAGACTGTTCTTGTCAATGACCTTACCGTCTACCAGCATGACCGCCTTTGTTACCTGGTCTTCGGTGTCATTATCCTCATATCTCTTGACTGTCATCTGGAGATTTGTGTTGAGGATATAGTCCTCAGGACGGAAGAAGAATGCAACGATTGTGTCAGCCGATACAGCGTCCGCATAAGCGTCGATATCGTCAGAGAACACAACAGGTGTGCCAAGGATTGATGGCTGCATATCTCCGTTAAGACCATAGTTGACCCTAGCGATAGGCTGTCCGTTTGTGTCCGTCAGTGCCTGAATGTCGCAGAATGTTGCATAGTTCATGAACATCTTAACGCCTGCTCTGTAGCCTGACGGAATTTTCTTCTTCATATCCCACAGGGTCTTGTATGTAATGCCGTTTGCCAGTGCAACGTCCACGTTCTGACCGCTGACAACAGTTTCCTTTGTGATACCCTTTGGCTTGCCTGAGCCGTCGCCCTTGATGATTGCTGTTTCGATAGCGGCGATCATTGCGTCGGCTACCTGATTAGCAAATACTGTCTCAAAGAAGTCGAGTGATACCACAGAAACTTCAAGCGACATGGAGATAGCACATCTCAGCTTGTAGTAGCTGAAAGTGATTGAACCGGTGGACTTCTTCTGCGTGTCAGAGCTTGCACCCTCAGCAACCCATGTTGCAACTGGCTTTGCGCTTGATGTAGGAATTGTCACGCCGCCCTTGATATTGGTCTTTGTGACAAGGGCATAGATCTGTCCGTGTTCCTCCAACTTTTCAACGATTCGCTGCATAGTTGTGGACGGAATAACAGCCGCAACGTCAGTGGTCTTTGTGCTCTGTGCCTCGTTCGCAAACTTTGCAGGGATTGGTGTGCCTTCGAGAACGTTGTGCATAAATGCAGTTCTGTACTCGATACTGTCATAAATGTTTGATGTGTGTGTGATCGCATTCTCGCTCATCTTGTTTTCATTCCTTTCAATGATATTTTTCATAGTTTCTGACGCATGGTCCTTTGTCATAGCGTTCAGATTTGCCTGTGTCTTTGCCGCTTTTTCAGCGTCATTCATCAGCTTTTCAGCTTCCTCAAAATTGCCCTCGTCGATAAGAGCCTGAGCCTTGTCAAGCATTTCCTGTCTTGTCATTTTTATAACCCTCCTTTAGTTTGTCCAGCCTTGCCTGTGCTGTTATCTTTTTATCAGCACGCTCAGCTTTCATTTTTTCAATTACGTTCTGCGGTATGATATCGCAGTAGGCCGCCACAAGCTGTGACTTGACGTTCTTGCTTCCTGCAATTTCGTCTATCAATCCCAGCTCGACCGCTTCATCAGCCGTCAGCCATGTTTCCTTGTCCATGATTTCCAGTGCCTTTTCCTTTGTCATGCCTGATTTGGTTATATAGGCATTTGCAATAGTTTCATTGGCTTTTTGCAAAATCTCTGACATCTTGTCCATGTCATGATAATCACCTCTTGTCGCTGATGATACGTTATGCACCATAATCTGTGCCGTCGGTGATATATCTGACTTGCCTGCGCACGCTATCACGCTTGCCGCACTTGCCGCAAGACCGACAACGTGTATTTTGACGTCACCTGAATATTCACGGATTGCCGAATAGATTTCGGACGCCGCAAAAATATCACCACCGCCAGAGTTGATGTAAATTTCCAACGGCTCGCCTTTTTCAGCCGCAGCAGTTATACCCTTTGAAACCTTTGCAGGAGAAGTGGCGTCAATGTCGAAAAGGTCATAGATCCACTGGTCATCATTTGGAATGATAGTACCTTTGACGTTAATTTTCATCATTTTCACCTCCCTCGCCGCTGTCTATCTTTGCCGTGTCTAGTCTGACATAGTACTGATCACCCGAAGGAATGTCAGCCAGATTAAACACACTTCGGATTTCATTTGCGTTCATGATACCTCTGTCGAAAAACTGCACCAGATTCAGTTTAGTTGACATTGACGCAGTGCTCAGATTGAACGCTTCAAAAACTATCTTATTGCCATACCCTCTCTCGATACGGCTGAATAGTTTTCGTGTAAATTCGCCAGCCAGTTCCATTACTACTGGTTCTATCTCCGATTCGTAGTAGGCGTTGTATTGGTCTTCGGTGTAGTTCGATTGCACGATATTTGCGTTTGTATTAAACAGCGAATAAATTCTCTGCGTGGTTTTTTCCATGACCGATGAATTCGGCACATAGTCTTTGGCGTCAACTTGCTTTGCGTCCGCTTTACTATCAACCGCCGCAACACCTGTGCCGTTCTGAACGCTCATGAACTGCTCACTGAATTCTTGCGCCTGCTTCTTCAAATCCTCAGGGCGTAGGGAACTGGTGAACTTCAACAGCCAACGAATAATCGATGAATTTTTGATAGCCTTAACAATTCCCTGGTCTGTTGTTGTTACGATTTCCATTAACGGCGTCAGCGTTTCACTCAGCCGTTCGCCGAAGATATCGTCTTTGTAAAAATCACTACGCAGATGAATGATGTCAGCATACGGAAACGTATATCTTTGCCCATTGAAAAATGTGAATTTCAAATACAAATCATTGCCGATATATACGCATTCCGCACTGTCCGCAGGGATAGGATACAGTTCAGTAGGATAGCCGTTGCCGTCACGAATAATCAAGATAAATGCGTTGTTGTTCAAACACAACTGCGTTGCGATTTTTTCCAACATTTTCTGCATTGTCATGAACTCATTAGGTTCTTCCAACAACATTCGCATATATGGTTCAGGGTTTATCTCGATACTGCCGTCACCATTTCGACTATATGATTTTCTGATATGTTTTGCGGTCAGTTTTCCAATAGCCTTGACCTTTGGACGAATGCAGGCACGTACCAAATCCGACCGATAAACATTGCCGTCCCAACTATAATAGCCGTTGCCGATTTCCGTCATCATCTTATATCGGGTTATTACTTGCGACCTGTTTTTAAAACGATTTATCAGACCCATTTTTTTCACCCCTTTCTGTCTGTTGTTGTTTATCATGGGAACATTCCCGATAAGTGAAATTCCTTAAAACATTTCCATGATTCTTTTTCTTGATAAACCTCATCATATCTTGCCTGAATGCCGTCAAGCGTCATGGCTATCTCTTGCTGATACTTCACTTCGGGATAGTACGTTACTTGCATGAATTTGAAGATATCAGGGTTGATGTTCATTCCGCTCTGATATCGTGCCAAAAACGCTTCCATTTCATATTCCAAGATATAGAAAAGATATCTCGTTCCCATGCTCTTGTCTTTGGGTTGAAATACGCCGTACTTGGTTTCCAGCTCTGAGTTCTCGCAAAGATATCTTACTTTTCCGTCCGTGGCAGATAGCTGAATATAGACAGTGCCAGCTTCGTACACTTTACCCTTTTTCACTCGTTCAAATGTCACAAGGTCAAGCAGTGGCTTGCGTTCCTTCTTGGCATGGGAAATAATATAGTCGGTGCGGTTTTCAAGATTTTTCATTTCAAGCCATGTTGCCATAGTTTCGCCAACAATGTCTTGCTCGGTAAAGAATTTCAGAAAATCGTCCTTGACCTGACTGTATTCATCATCACCGCAAAGGTCTTTTAATATCGCCATGAGGTCATTCGTTGCCTTATGCACTTCAAGCTCACTTTGTATCAGCTCTTTGCAGATGTCTTTTAAAGGTGGAAGTTCCTCCTTTTCAAACGTGTCAACGTAGCGTGGAACGTTCAAGATGTAATCATTCTTAGCAATTTCCTCATAGCTTGCCACGTTTGAGAATTTTTCAACAACGCTACGGCCGTGATATGTATCGGCTATTTTCTGAATATGCTCGTCCGTCATGACGTTCTGCTTGCCGTGTTTTTCAAAAAGCTTTTCGGCACTGATGAACAAAATATCTCTTGTCTGCTTACTCTTGCTGAATACGATAACATTGACAGGTATGCAGGTATTCAAAAACATATTTTCAGGCAATGAGATAACTGCGTCTATCAGATTGTTATCAATGAGTTGCTTACGGATTCTGCCCTCTGCATTTCCTCGGAAGAGAACGCCTGCTGGAAGGATATAGAACGCTTTGCCTACGTCCGACAGCCTTGACAAGCCGTCAAGCACAAACGCATAGTCACTAGCCTTAGCAGGTGCAAGGTCATAGCCCTCAAAGCGTGGGTCTGACTTTGGCTCCCATTTCAACGAATAAGGTGGGTTTGATATAACAACGTCCGTTGCACTTTCCTTATACGTGTCAACAACTTCTATGTTGCTAAACTCGTCCGATTTACTCAGCTTATAGATTTTCTGCACTTCGTTGAGCAGAACGTTTTTTTGCAGAACCACAGCATTCTTATTTCTCAACGCAAGATTGAGAAGTAGCACAGGGATACTCATTTGCGATAATTCTTCGCATTGAAAGACGCTATCCCTATCCATACCAACCGACAGCGCACCAGTTCCTGCACATATATCAATTATCTTTTCTGACTTTGGTGCAAGATTAGAAATCAACTTGCACAGACAATCGGGCGTATAATCCTGCTTTAGATTATTGCGGTTTGCATTATTCTCTTGAAAATAGTCACGCAGACAATCGTTATTGCCGTTGAACCCTTGCTTGACAAATTCCTTACATAGCTTGTCCTTTTCAGCTTTGTCAAGAAGCTTAGCGAGAAGTGCCTGCGGAAGTTCAAAACTTTCTTTTATGCCAAATAGATTGTTAATTACTTCGGTTGTCACTTTTATCTCCTTATATCAAACTCTCAAATTCTTCCTGTCGATTATAATAGACCACATATGCGTCTAGCAACGCCGCAAGTCCGTCTATTCTCTGTGTTCGGTCAGATTTCTTACACGGCTGAATGTTGCCGTTGACGTCCGTCTTGACAGCCGTATTCAGAAAACACCATTTGTCAATCGGGTTGTTGTCATAAACGATGTTGTGTCGCTGAAATTCAGCTTTCAGATTCTTCATCGGGTCAGACAACGTGATAACGCCCTGGCGCACAGGTACTAAAACGCCCTTGCCGAACTCTTCTTCAAACGCTTTTATCAGCTCGTCCGAAACGTGCCAAGGGTCATAGCCGATAGCCAAAGGATAGATGTCTTCCTTATCTCTCAGTTCCAAAAACCAGTCTAGGATAACACGCTTGTTGACCTTGTTTCCCTCACACGTCCTCAGCAGACCTTGCGATTTCCACAGTTCATACGGCACACTATCTCGTCCACGTCTGTCGCCCTTTTCAGCGTCAGCGTCAAGAACGGCTTGTGGTATCCAGTACATAGATTTTACATACAGCCTATCATCATCAGGCTTTTTGCAGATAGCCTTTGCGGCATTCAGGTCTATATAATCAGCGGCATCAAAACCGCCAATGAAATATCTGAACGGATAGTCCACGACAGTTTCTTCATTGTTCAGCTCGTCCCATCTCAACCAGCCGCTTTCGGTATTCTGCGGAAGGTTGAAATCTTTGACCATAACCGTTGCTTTGAAGCTAGGGTCATCTTTGGCTTTCTGCACCATTTGGCGCAGATAGTCTATTGATTTTATCGTGCCCAGTCCAGGATTTGCTTTTATCCAACATTCTTCCTTATCCCATTCGTCGGGGCTATCCAGTTCGTAGATAAACGGCAGAAACCTGTTATTGCTTTCTGTCAGCCGTCCGTATAGCAGATTATTTGCATATTCGTATTGGGCGTCAAAAATGCCGCCACGAACGAAGCCGTTTGTTGTAATGCAAAATAAAATGGGCTGCTGTCTAGCGCCCATTGCTTGCTTTATCAAGTCATATAGATCTCGGTTCTTGATTGCCGCCAGCTCGTCGATAACACCGCAGTGAACGTCCAATCCGTCAAGGCTGTTTGAATTGCTTGCAAGAGCCTTTATAAATCCCATGTTCAACGGAAAATACAAATCGGCTGCACGCTTGCGAATATACTTGCTCAACAGCGGTGATTGTTTTATCATTTTATAGCAGGCGTTGAAACCTAGCTTTGCCTGGTCTAGCATTGTGGCAATGTTATATATCTGCGGTGAACCCTCTCCGTCATTGACCAGCATATCATTTTCGACCGCCGCAGTTTCCGTTGTCTTGCCGTTCTTTCGACCCTCGATTATCAAACATTCGTTATACTGGCGCAGATTGTTATCATCAACAAAACCGAATAACGCCTGCAATCTCGCTTTTTGAAACAATTCCAGTTTCAACGGCTGACCTAGTTTCCCAGACGGCTGTTTGCAGAATTTTTCTATAAAATCCGTATGCCGTGTTGCAATAGCTTCGTCAAAATGAAATTCATCAGGGCTTGCAAATCTGTTCAGCAACATTTCTGAAACTTTTTTCATTTTTTCGCAAGCAACGATATTTCCGTCATAAATGCCAGTAAAATATTTTTCAAACTCCGTCAACGCTTTGCACCGCCCAGAAATTCCAACAGTTCGTCGCCCTCAGACTTCTGCAGGCTGTCGAGAATAATATTTTCAACTGTCTTTGCCATTGCGTTGTATTTTCCGATTAACGTTGCATACGCTTTACTTGCAGGGTGCTCTGTCTTGACAGTAAAACCATTGCCGTTTGTTGCTTCGATAATCGCACCCTCTGCTTTTATTTTTTTCTGGTACTCGCTCAGCAGATTTTCCATATACTCCAGCTGATCTAACAGCTTTATGCCCAGTTCTCTTTTAGCTGGTTCACAGCTATCCACAGCTTTTCGCAACTCACTCAAATTCTTTTTGATTTTTGCCATTGTCAGATTACACCCCCCTTATGCGATTTTATCGTGCGTAAAAAATGACCTTTGCCCCCTCGGTATCTTAGGAAAAAATTCACTCCAAATTTGAGGGGGGTATAGGCATACCCAATGTATCAAATTCACATTTTGTTAATTTTTTAGGCGATTTTTGGTAGAAATGACCCTCGAAATTGTCATGACATTTTTTGCATACAAATTCGAGATTGGCATGGTTTAATGATACCTCAGGATCACGAATGTTTGCTGGCGTCAACAATGTTCGGTGATGAACGATATATCCAGCACGTTCGTGGCATTCTTCACACAAACCGCCGTCAATCAGTATGCGTTTGTCGATGTAAGATTGGCGACACTTCTTCCATGCTGCCGAGCGGTAAAAGGAATATGCAAAGTCTTTCATAGTGCCGCCCCCATAAAATAAAAATGCCACACGTGGGACACATTGCTAAGAGGTGTGTGTGGCTGATTGGTATCGGTGTCAACATCATCGCAGTATCGACCGATATATCCGCCATAGCTAATGCCACAGCGGAACTCAGGAGATCTAAAACAAAAGAAGTAAAAAACATGGAGCAGGTTAAGTGATGGCGCACCGCCCCTGCACATTGCCTGAGGGCTAGCCGCTCAGGCGTAAAAAATGGGGTTGGCTTTTATTGAGGATATAACCAACTGACCTTTCGCCCTATCGGGCTATTATACAGTATAGCAGATTAATAACTGCATTTCACTGCATTTCACTGCACTCTTTTGGAACGATGATATGTTTCAGGGCTTCGCCGTGAATCTTGTAAATCGTGCGTTCTGAGTAGTTCATATAATCAGTGATCCCCATTATGTATTCGCCATTTTCTTTGTTGAATTTTCCAACCCAGCGCTGATAGAAAAGATACCGTCTTTCAAGGACCTCTCGCTGGTCTGCGTCTGTTACTGCGTCAATGGATTGTTCAATTTGCAGACGTTTGTCAATCAGTATCAGTGCCAGTTCCTGCTGTCTGCGTTCGTATTCCGCTATGCGTTCTATGGTGCTAGACATCTTGTCGCCATTGCAACTGCCATGACTAGCACCTGTGTTTTCATAGGATATGCCAGCGTATTCTAGCTGTGACCGCAGTTTCTTGACTTTGTTTTCAATGATTTTCACACGCCTCTCGATTTTATAGGCGTTCTGCAAATATTCTTTTGCTGTCATTTCAACCGCCTTTCTGCACCCTGTCGGTCATTTCCGTTGATATCAGCTCCGACAGGTCAATGCCGTATGCTTCTTTCAGATAGCTGGCGTTGTTATCGTTGTCGAATTTTGCCGTGTCCATGATGTCAAACGTGCTATTCACTGCGTTGATAAATGTACGCAGGCGTTTGCCTTTCCAGCCGTACCACTTATCCAGCGTCCACAAAACAGTCGCCATTATCTGTTCTGTGATATCCTGCATAATCTCGCCTTGCAGTTCACTATATCTTTTCTGCATTTCCTTTGCGACCTCTTTTTTGATGTCGCTTTGTCTGACGATGTTTGTTCGTGCTTTCACTCAGAATCACCCTCTTCATGCATATACTCTTTAAAGATTTCATCCGTGAATCTTATTTTGTAAGGGAAAACTGCCATTATCGACCCATTAGCGTCCTCTACGATACCTATGGTTTCATTCCGACCTATGCCCCACATATGAAATAACATCTTTTCGCCATTTACAAGGCAAGGTCTTAACGGGAAATTAACGTTAAGTTGCATATCTCTCAATCGTCAAATCCCTCCATTTTTGCACCACAAAAGGCGCAGTAATCAGGCGTTTCATCATTATCATAGCCGCAAATGCTACACTCATAATCCGCCAGGCGATAAAAACCGCTTTGTTTCTGACTTTTCCAATATCCGTGCTTGACCTCCTGCACGTCTGCAGTAGGTTGTTCGTTGATTATATCAGCGATACTGCTGTTGTCACCCAGAATGCCTGTTATGCCCTTTTCGTATATCGGCATACACGCCGCCGATAGTTCGTTAATCAGATTGTCTGCGTCGATATATTTTGTCATCTTTATACCTCCAAATCATCAAATGTCAGCTGGTTGAAATCTTCGCCTAGCCACCAGCGAAAAACGTCTTGGCCTGTTTGCCATGACATTTTAGCATCTTTTCCAAGCTGCTTTTTACGTTCTAGCATTCTATCAAATGCCGTTATATAATTTTGTTTGTATTTCGGATATCGTTCAAATTCAACGTATCTATGTTTTCCTGCCATAGGACAGCCAATGCAACCTATACGATTAAAACCGCATTCATACAGCGGATTTGATTTGCAACCATAGTAGCCCAAAAAATCCCACACTTCGTCGTCAGACCAATCGACTATAGGGTTTACCATAGTTTTCGTAGTGCGATAGCAGTGTTCAACCAACCTACGATTTTTGTCATTATCATCATTAAAAATGATTCCGCCCTGATACGTTTGTTGATATTCTGTGCCTATTTCATCAGCTATTTTCATCGTTGATTTAGGTTTCCCGATAATTTTAACAACGTCCGCTGATTCTCTGCGACGTCCACTTTCAGACCACCTAACGCCAGTAATAACAACACGTCCTGTGCCGCCACGTTCTTTTAATTCGCTACAGCAATAACGTGCAATGCGTGTCGGTGGCATTAGCTTCTTGACAATCAGGTTCCACATTGTAATGTGATTGCCGTCCTTGTCATAAGCCTTATCAATTTTCACATCTGGTTGAGATTGAACATATCTCACAGTTTCGGGCGCATCAACAGTTGTCAAATTATGTACTGCTTCAAATTTAACGCCTGCGAGTTGTGCCAAAATTTTGATACAGTCACTATCTTTTCCACCGCTATATGCTAAATAATATCCGTCCGCAGGTTCAAACGTTTTCAGACGTTCGATAGCCTTTTGCTCTTTTGCACTATCCATATAGCCTCCTAAAACGTCACTGTCACATTCAACACAGCCGCTGCTAACCAGTAGACAGCCTTTTTGTAGTCTTTCTGCACGGCATATATAACCGCCGCTCCCACGTCTAGCAGAATCAGCAACAACGGGAATATGTATTCGGGTTTGATTTTTACCATGTTATCCCTCCTCACTTCCCCATTGTTCAGCCATTGCTTGTGCTATGCCTGGAAATGTTTTGGATTTTGTCTTGCTGTCACGAAATGGCATTCCGCAATTTGTGCGTGCAGTACCGTCCGACTTTTTGCTACCGCCTGATACCCATGAACATATGGGTTTAACAACATTTGTCGGTGTCAATTTAGGCAGATTTTTCAGCCACAAACACGTTTTTTTGCTGTATGGGTGTCCATATTCATATGGCTGTATAGTCTGCGTATATTTCGGCAACCGATATACTCCAGACGGGATTGGATTTTCAACAGCTATTTTTTCAACAGGTGCATGAATAAATTTCAGGAAAAATTCTTTTGCGTCTTGTCCATTTTCAAATCTTTCAAGATCAATGTATCTTTTTTCATTAATTTTTTTGTACAGCCGTACTGCCCCTGCGTTGCTAAGATATGTACACGGCGGATGAGCTATCAGCAAATCCCATTTGTCTACCGTATGTGTCTGACCGTCACAAGTGGTAAAATCTACATTGCCATTGATAACCGCCAGAGCGTCGCCTAAGATATGCCATTCAGGGTGACCGCCTGAACACATCTGAATGTCGCAGCTGTATGCTTCGTGCCCTTTTGCACGAAATGCCTTGCAGACCTCTTGTGATTCTTCACACGCTATTAATACCTTCATTTTATCCCTCCTCAAACTCAGGGCACTCAACCACAGTATACGAGTGTATCATACCGCCCTTTTGTGCCTTGTAAATTCTGTGCTGATGTGTTTTCCAACCGACAACAGGCTGTCTGTCTATCGACCAACTGCACCCTGTTATCTGCTCACCTGTCAGCTTGTCGCTCTTTGGCACTGCGTGTTTGCAGTACCAGCAGAGTGTTGTAGCAGCACTGCATTTCATAGCCTCTATCTTGTCCTTGAACACTTTGCAGATAGGGTGCTGATATCTTACTATCTTCGGGCGAAATCCCTGTCTCACGCCATACCTGCATAGCCCGTATTTTCCGTTCTTTCTGCCGCAGTTGTCAGGCGATTTCTCAAAATATTTACAGCTGGTGCAGAATTTGTTGTTACCCATGTCATTCGTCCTCCTCATACGGACCTAGCCCCGACAGCACATCGAACATATGCTTGATAAACTCTATCAGTTCTTCACGGCTCTTCTTTTCAAATTTCGCATAGGGTCTGATGAATTTTTCCATTTCACGCATAACACGCACGCTGTCATTGAATGCCGCTATCACGTTCTCGTTAGGTTCGCTCTGCTTTATCTGCTTGTCTAGTTTCTGTGTCAATGCACTTTTGGCTTTCGCTGCCTGCTCTGCAGGAATGTTGTTCAGCGTAGCGGTTTTGTATAGATAGTACATAGCCAGCCAGTATATTTCATCAAAGATGTTGCTATCGTTCGGCAACTCTTCACCACGATATGCCAACTTGTCGATTTCTGACCTTTCCATGTTTTTCACTCCTTTTTTTTGATTTTAAAATGGCGGTAAATCTTCGCCTTCGGCCGTGTCAACATCTTTGAAACACCCGTAGATTTTGCCCCATTCAGCATTGTTACAGCCGATACGTTTACAAATCTGGCTGTAGGCGACCTTGATGTTGTCTGCCACGTTGCCTGTCAATCGGTTTTTTACAATGGCAATTTTGCTTTGAAAATCGTCTTTGTCGTCGTCGCTATTTTTGCTATATGTTAAAACTAAATCGACTCTATTTGTGATATCACCCGAACCGCTGACACTATCTGCATTCAGTTCAATGCCGCCTGCGGTCTTGCGTGGGTGCGCTATCAGTATGATAGCAACGTTATATTTGACAGCTATGTATTTCACAGCATTTACAAAATCTGACTGTGCCCGATACAGTTCTTTGCTGAGGTCAACGTCCAAGGCTGTCATGAGGTTATCAATCAATATCAGTTTTACATTAAATCTGCGGATAGCCGTTTCAATCGTACCCAGCAATGATATTTTACCGTCACGCTTGGCATTATCGCCGTCAAGTTTGATTTCAGCCGTCACAGCCGTGTTATCAAATATGTACGCCCTATCATCATACCAGCGGTTGATTTTATCAACCACATCATCAGGAATGTCATAGGTTTCGTCACCATATTCGTTGACCGAACGTATAACATTTTGTTTTCCTGCAATCTGCAAATCTAGCCAGCGTTTGAAATGATAGTCAGGCAATTCACCCGAATAAACGAAAATCGAATACGGATTGCCGTCTAGGTCTGATTGGTCTAGTGCATTTGCGATTATTTGTGACGCTAACGTTGATTTACCCTCGCCACGCTTGCCCGTGATAACCACTACCTGCCCCATATAGATACCGCCGATATATCGGTCAACATCGTATATGCCTGTTTTGATATGCTCCTGCTTATCCAGATTGACCGCTTTGACCTGCGACAGTTTTTTGACAGCCGTGACAGGTATTTCTTCGGCATTGTTCACGGCATCGCATATCGCTTTACAGCCGTATTTCTGCAGGATTGCGTTTGCGTCCTTTTCACCCAAATAGTCTTGTGTCCTGACAACTTTCAATTTTTTGTGTGGAAATGATGTTGTAAATTGGTCAACCAGTGTTATGTGTCCGTGTTCATGATCTCCGAAAATTACAATTTCGTCGAAGCTGTCCACAAAATCATAACAGAACGGCACCCAGGTCTTGTTGCTCTGACCGCCTGGCACTGATACTGCATTATCTATCTGACAATCTGCCACCGACAGACTATCTATCTGCCCCTCCGTGACTATCAGCCTATCATGCTTTTCTGTACATCGGTTCATGCCGAACAGTATCGGTTTTGTGTTCTTTTCAAACCACTCTTTTTGATTGTCTCTGCCTTTGACAAAATCTGTCTTGCGATACTTGACTGACGTCAGCACGTTGTTTTCATCAAAAAACGGAAACATCAGCAGATTGTCACGCTTATTGCCAACAGTGATGTTGTATTTTCGTGTGGTGATTTCCGAAATTCCCCTTGACCGCAGGTATTCAACCGCCTTATCACGGGTGACTATCTTCACTGGTGGTAATGTGCGGTATTTCTTTTTCTGTTCATCGTCAAATTCCAATGGATAGTTGAAATCTCTTGCAAGCTGTACGAAATGACCTGTCATGCCACAACTGCTACGAAAACACTTGAATGCTCCCGTGTCAAGATTTACAGAAAATGTATCTTTGTCATGACCGCCCCCATTGCAGTACGGACAGTATTTGAAATACAGTTCACGCCCCTTGCGGTGCGTTTCTGCATTCAGTGCCACAGCCAGACCAACCACATCATCATCACGCATTGTATATCCCATGTTTTTTCACCTCGTTCAAAAATCTGTCCTGCCTGGATTGTCCGTCCGCCTGCCGTTTGTGTGCGCTGCGGGAGCAGCATATATTTCTTTATCTTTGTTATACTTTGTTGCTTTCTTTTCATTGGTGCCCTTAGCCTGCCCCTTGCCTGCCCTTAGCCTGCCCTTAGCCTGCCCGACACTCTGCCGCTTGTCTTGATACTTGTCATAGCAAACCACGGTATAAACGCTATATCGTGGATATTTTGAGACTGCCACTTCCCCTGTCTCAATTAGATGTTTTATTGCTGTCCTTACGCTTTTTACTGACAAACCCGTGTTTTTGGCAATGCTTGGATAACTTGTAGCTATCTGTCCACGCTGAATTGTGATGTTTTCAAAATCATGCGGTTCATAATTTGCCTGCAAAATCAGATATAAAAACACTACCAATGTGTTTGGTTCACGAAACCAACGCCATGTGCATATTTTTCGTTCTAGTGTTATAAAACCATTTTCCAGCATTTAATCACCGTCCAATTTCTGAAGATAATCTCGCAAGGCGTAGTATAGTATCGCCTTTATCAGTGTGCCACTCTCTTGCTTTCTGCACGCTATGATCGTGATGTTATATCGTGCCTGCCACGAACAGAACGTTGCCAGCAGTGCCTTTGGTGGCATTTTACTGCGGTAATTGTGTAGCAGGATATTTTCCCACAGTCTATCATCTTCGACCAGCAAAAAAACCTTTGCATGGTCTTCAACCGACCGCTTGAATTCACGGTCAAAACGCTCTCGCCCTTTCGTGAAATTACCCACGATTTCGTCCAAATTCGCCTTACGTTCAATGACAACGCTCTGAGCAAGGCTCACAGGCTCACTGTTAGGCTTCACGGCTTCGCACGTATAATCGCCATAGTTTAGCTTGTGTTGCGTATATGGCGTTTCTGTAGCTTTCAGAGCCTTTTCGATATGCCCCCACTTTTGTTCCCGGCTATCAACGATAACCGAGAACGTTTTTAGGGTAGCGTCAATGTCTATCGGGTGCATCAGAATGGCACTGTGTCATTGCCTGCATTGATTTCAACGAAATCTGACAGATTAGCGTTCGGGTCAAAACTGTCATTGCTGGCTGTTGACGGCTTGTTTTTCAGCTCTTCACGTTTCGGAATTGTGAAATTACCACTGCGGATATCGTTGACAGGTACGAAGCGCTTGCACTGTGTAAACCAGCCTGTATTGCCGTTCATTTCCCACTCCTTTTCGTTGAAAAGAGCGCCCACAAGCTTGCCTTTCAGGACGTTTTCATCCCAATCTCTTTCACAGTCGATATGTAGATTAGCATTTGAATTTTCAAACGCCTGTATCTGGGATTTGAAGTAGCCCAGCGACTTCTTGAACTTGGTCTCATCGCCTGTGTTATGCGGTATGCTCAGGCGCATTGAACCCTTCCACTTTTTGTTCTCCCACTCGTCAGGGGTTGCCTTATACAGCTTGTCAAAAAAGCCCTTGAATTCGCCCTCTGCGATGTCAAACTGGATTGCCAGCCTGCTTCCCCAGTCAGTGGGTTCAACCTTGACATTGAGAATTTTTACTACATATCCGCCTGGTTGGAGCTTTGGAAGCTCTGAAAAACTTGTTGCCTCTGCCTGCTTATATCCTGTAATTCCGATCATTTACTTTTCCTCGCTTTCTATATTGTTTGGAGTTAAATTCCAATACTCTCTGATTTTGGTGTCTACAAATTTCAAATCGTTTTCGATTTCATCATCGAACATGTCTTCAGGTGACTTCGCAGTAGAAATGCCTCTCGACTGCGTGATGAAATAGTGGTGGTTCTCATCGGCTGTGCAAAACAGCACGATTGAAAACAACCCTTCAACCGTCAACTGATTATCCAGCATCTTGCCGATAGTTTTTGCTTTGTATTTGCCGCCGTCGGTCAGTTCGACGTGGTGCAAGAAGTACACAATAACATCTGACGGCAGGTCATTTATAACAAATTCTATCAGCCGTTCAAAACTGACCGCCATATCAGTGAATTTTCCGTACCCTAGTTCTTTTGCCTTGTCGAAACTATCGAACGCCATGAGATACTGACTATCATCAATAGCAAATGCCTTTGACTTTGATTGAAACATAGCCGCCTTTATCACATCATAACGGCTCTTGCCCTTGTTTGCTTTGACAAGTTTTGCCACCGAAAGTGTCGCAAGACCATTGTTTTTGAACGGCAGTGGCTTGCCAGCGACATTGAAAATGCTTATCTCGCCTGGCTTGAAATTTTTGAGGGAACGGCTCTTGCCGCTGCCACTTTCTCCCTCGATTAGAACGGGTAGTCCCATGTTTTATTCCTCCTCTTTGATTTCTAATGGGCATTGGGCGCCCACAAACGTGTCTGGTAAAAATACGATTTCGTCGGTCAGATTGCACCGTCCTGACCGACGGCTGAAAAATCTGCAATACTTGCAGGCGGCGTATGTAACACCCTTGTTGTCAACAGGGAATGCGGTTTCAACTACCGCATAGCCCCTGACATATTTCTGAACGCCGTTTTCAAAACTTGCGCTCATAACAGGTTCAGATCCTCCTCGTCATACTCGACCCCTGCCAGCTCGGCAAGGTCATAGATTGAAATATCGTCATTCTGGTTGATTTCTTCAATCAAAATCTCACGGAAACAGTCCTTGCAGTAGTCCTTGCCCTCGTAGCAGAAAACATTTTCATTTGCAAGGTCTAGCTGCCCTCTGCACTTGTCGCATTCGACCACAGTATAATTGCGGTCTCTTCCGCAACATCTGCACCCATCAGGGCAGCCGACGCAATCATTAGCCGTGTAACGCATTAAACCACCCTCCTCTTATAGCAGAAAAATGCGATATTTTTGTACATGAAATACGATTCAGTTCCGTTTTCCAACACCTCAGCACCGGCCTCTTTCGCTACGGCATGAATGTCAGGCGGAAATATCTGAACACCCAATATTATTCCGTCAGACGTCCACACGTCGCCTGTCATCATAGGGTAAACGCCATCGGTAACAGTGCCATACTTTTGCGTTTTCCTCATTTTCTGCTCCATTGACGCCATGTCAACCATAGCGTCAAGCCTTTCTCTTACTGTCATTTCGCCCTCTCCTCTCTAGTATCGCTGGCTCTGCCAGCTTAAAATCTTTGCAGGGGTAACGCCTGCCACTTTCTAGGCAGCTTTTTAAGTGCTTGCAGTCAAGGCAAGAGTAGTTAGTCACTTGGCTCACCGTCCGACCTTATCAATGATTTTAACTTTTGACAACTTATTCCCGCATTATATGCAGCTGTACATTGTTTGTCCATAGCAGAAAGCAATCCAGTAATGTCCAACAGCAACTTATTGAATTCCTTGTCAATTAGGCCAACTTTTGCGTGTGAGTCTGTCTGTTTATCAGAATATACAACAACTGGGATTAGCGAAAGTAAATAATTGTCATGTGATAGTTTTTTCCTCCTTGGCCAGCAATATATTGATGTACAGTCACGATAACGTGGCCAAGCATTAACCTCCGTAGGTTTTTCTGGACCCCAATTTAGTTCATGCTGTTCGCATTCTCGCATAAACGCGTCATAATCTGTCTGTGTCTTTAGGCGAACTTTAAACTTGCCAGATATAAATCCGTCCCAATCAAATGCTGGTTTGGTGGTATTGATTATGTACTCTGCAAAAAAGCGTCTACAACAGGTCCCGGAAAGGGGACAATTCCCACAGTCATTTTCTACACAGCATTCCGCCGCCTTTACGATTTCCTCGTCAGTGATTTTCTTATTCATTCTCAATTTCCTCCCACTCAAAGCGACCTTTGCCGCTGTTACGCCACTGACCGATGCCTCTCAGCCTGCCGTAGTCCAACCACTCTCTTACGGCTGTTTCCATATCGTCTTTCAGAATAACGATAGTAAACTCAACTGTCGCTCCTGCAGGAACTGTCTCAGAGTGTGCCAGTGCGACACGTTCGCCCTGCGGCGTGCTTGCTCTCAACGGTCTCTGACATTCACCCATACCGCCCTTGAATTCGTATGGGATTTTTCGTTCCTCGACGAAGATAAGTCCGTCAATCTCTTTCTTGTACGCCTTGATTTTTGAGCTTGCCGTGCCTGATACCTTTTTCAGAACACCGCAAGCGTCCTTGAAAAATCCTTTGATTTGATAGTCCCACAGAAATGGTGTGCCGTCTTCCAGTGTCGGGAATACCGTCATAGACTTTTCAACTACCTCAGCCACGCCAAGCGCGGCTATCTCTTCCTCACGGCTCTTTGCATCGGGTGCTTTCGATGCGATGTACTCATCGTGAATTGTGGTTGTTGCGTTTGCCGTTCCCAGAATCTCTTCGGTGAACGTCAACTTTACTTTGATTTTTTTCATGTTTTTGACCTCCGTTACGTTAAATTTATTTTTTCTTGCTTTTCGACGCCATACTGTGCCGAACTACGCCTTTGCTAGTCACTGCAGTTCCTTTGCTAATCACTGCTATGCCCTTGCGTCGCTATGCTTCTCAATGCCTTTGCTAATCAATGCCATTTCTTTGCATGGCACCGCCAATCTGCACCCTGCTATGCCTTTGCCTCTCGTTGCGTGTCAAAACTTCGCCTCGCCTTTGCTTGTCGGAACTTAGCTTTGCCGTTGCCTATCAAAACGGTGCTGTGCATACCTAGCCCTAGCTATGCAAAACGTTGCCAGCCTTTGTATGGCCATGCCGTTGCTTAACAACCCTGAACCGTACTTTTTAGAAATCATCTGAAGAAAAACGTTCCAGAAGCTTTTGATGATTGACATTATACAAATCAGTCAAGCTAAGCATTGCAGACGTATAACGTTCGCGTAATTCATTCATATCATCAGTAACGCACATACGATTTATAGACCCTTCGAGCATATCAACGGAATTCATAGTTTCCTTATGCTTTTGTGCCGTGTAAAATTTATTTTGCATAATTATCCCCCTTTCTTTTTAGACAGAAAATATTTTTTTTCGCAGTCCTTGCGATTCATTGCTTATCAAAACTTTGCCGTTGCTTTGCCAGTCTTTGCTAGACCAATCCATGCCTCTGCCTTTCGTTGCTTATCGACGCTAGGCCGTTGCTTTGCTGTTCAAATCAACACCTTCGCACTTCGCAGTCGTTCACAGGTTCGCTTTGCCATAGCCATAGCCAATGCTATTCATAGCAAATCCGTTGCCTTGCAATCTACGAATTGCCATCGCTGTTTTCGTCGTGATTTTCATCGTCATAACTGTGTTCATGTTCCCATTTGTGCTGGTCTATGATGCATGCTATGAACAGTATCACGGCATAGAAAACCGCCAGAACCACGATCGTTGCGCCTATTATGCAGGCTATAAACATACCCTCTGACACTTTACCACTTTCCTTTCGTCTGTATCTCGACCTTGACAACAGGTTTTGAAGCTTCCTTGATCGCCTGCTCCAGCTCCTCACGGATTGCGGTTTCGGCTGTCTCCTTGATGTTTCGATATAGTCCGTAGACCGCCAGTGCGAATAGCGCCACACATAACGCTATTGCAGCCACGAATCTGACAATCTCCAGTGTTGCTATCATGCTGGTCATTTTCTTATACTCCTTTCCTTGCAATACTCCGCAAAGATTTCTTCGGGGTTCGCCCCGATTATCCTGCAGTATGTTACTATTTGTTCGGCATTCATGGTGCCGAACTGCCGTTCCCACCTGCTCACGGCTGTCTGTGCCATGTTCAGCCGTTTTGCGATTTTTGCCTGCGTAATATCGTTGTCGGCTCTGATAGACCTCAGCCTTTTGGATATCACGTCATTGGCGGTCATTTTCTTTGCAGGCATTGTTTTCACCTCCCATTATTCTGCATGAACATCACGGGTAAGATAGTCCAGCGTAACGTTCAGCCATTTGGCTATCTGCAAAAGTACCGACGCTGGCATATCGTTTTTATCCTGCCATTTGGACCATGTTCTGCGGTCTATTTCGATAGTCTTCGCAAGGTCCTGCTGGGTGAGATGTCTGCGTCTCAGTTCACCATTGATGTTGTCAAATATCGTTGTCTTTTCAGCCATTTGTTACACCTCCGTTTTCATTTTGAATTCTCGTACTCGTTTTGAGTACATTATCATTATATACTCATTTTGGGCATTTGTCAACCCCAAATTGGGTACAAATATGTACAAATTTGAGATTATATTTTTGTACAAAATACTCATTTTGAAAATAATATGCCCTATTTTCATTGACAAATTCCCATAATGGGTATATAATATATATAGTAGGAGGTGATAAGAATGTTTGACAACCGCCTTAAAAAACTGAGAATGGCGAAAAACCTCACGCAAGAGGAAGTTGCAAAAGCCTTAGGCTTGCCGAAAACAACCTACTGCAACTACGAACGTGATGAGAGAGAGCCGTCAGCAATGACACTTTTGAAGATCTCAGCATACTTTGGCGTGTCCCTCGATTATCTTTGCGGAAACGAGGGCGAAAAAAATTCCCCGCCACCACAAAGTGACGAGGAAGCCAAGATTATCGACGCATTAAAGGTTCTTGAAGATAGCGAAATCAAAGACCTTGACAAATATGTCGATTTTCTCCTATTCAAGAGAGGGCTGCTTTAAGCAGCTCTTTTCTTTTTCTGCTCTTATTTTTTCCCACAATTCGGGGTGCTGTAGTATGTAAATCTTGTGGGCTAGTCTTTTTTCAAATTCTGTTCGTTCTTCTTTCGTCATTATTTTCTCCTCCTATGATTTATAGAACGTATGTTCGATAAGCCTATTATATATCATGTTATCACGGCTGTCAATACCCTTTTTATGTACTGTCCGAAAAATCGGACTGAAATAAAAAGACGTCAAAAAGTATTGCAAAATATGCGTTAAAATGCTATAATATACATGAAACACACATATATAGGCTATGTGTAAATCATAGCATTTTTATGACATAAAATGCAAGCGTGTTTATAATATCGAACATTATTTGTTGAAACTGAACAAATCATCAAGCCCACATTTTAGCGATTTAGCCAATAAGACAACTGTTGAAATGCGTGGGTCAACGTTATAGCGTTCTATCTGGTCTATTTCAGAAAAACTAACGCCTGACAGTTCAGACAGCTGGCGCAGTGTCAGACGCTGTGTGCGACGTATATCACGCAGATGTGTTTCGTATATCACATATATCACCTCTGTGGCTAGTGTGCCCACAGGAGCCGTAATTATCAGAAAAGGGGTAGAAAACATGGGATTACGTTTTAGAAAATCAATTAAACTTGGCGGCGGTGCGAGATTAAACATCGGCAAGAAATCTGTCGGTATGAGTGTCGGTGGAAAGGGCGCACGATACAGTGTCAACAGCTCAGGGCGGCGCACAAAGTCTGTCGGTATACCAGGCACAGGGCTGTCATATGTATCAACATCGGGTGGCAGAAAGTCGTCAAGCCGTAGTTCTCACGGCCGTAAAGCAAGTAGCACGTCAAAGGGCGGTTGCCTGATGATGATAGTTGTGTTCTGTGCTATATCGGTCATAGTTGTGGGCATATCACGGCTGCTGGGTTACAAACGCCCCACCACTGTGGAATGGCAGAAAAATGAATATTCGGTCACAATGACAGGATATGACAAAGATTTTGAAATTGATTTAAAAATCAAAGGTGAAAAACGTGCGAAAGATATCGACCCCAAAGACGTGAAGATTGTCAATAGCAATTCAGATGTCTGCCAGATAACATATCTGAAAAAATCAACATACTACATCACATATGCGGTGATCCCCCTGAAAGACGGCTTTGCGGACGTGACTGCCACATATGACGGTGTGACATCTGACCCTATAACAATCACAGTGGATATGGGTGAAAAAGTCACTACTACCACCACAACAACAACCACCACCACCGCAGAGCCTGAAACCACCACCGAAGCAATCCCTGTGACAACCACTGCACAGGATCCAGCCGAAACGATAGTATATATCACGGCTTCGGGCGACAAGTATCACAGCAAATCATGTAGATACTATGATGATACCTGTACACCAATGACCCTGCAAGACGCACAGAACGCAGGCTACGAGCCTTGCAAGGTGTGTGGTGGGTAAACATACCGCAATAAAAAATGCCCCCACAGAGCGACCTGTGAGGGCGTGCACAACCGACCTAGCAAGAGATGATACTATAATAGTAGGAAGTACCCTATTATTTTATCATAAATTGAAATCATTGTCAAGATAATAGGAGGGATTTTACATGGCAACAGCAAAGAAACTGCCGAGCGGAAGTTATCGTGTGAGGGCGTATGACAAAGCAACAGGGAAGTACAAGTCATTTACTGCCAAAACTAAAAAAGAAGCCGAGCTAATGGCTGCAGAGTGGCTGAACGAAAAAGTGCATACTGATAATGAAATGACACTATGGCAGGCAGCCGAAAACTACATAAACAAAAAAAGCCCAGTGCTATCGCCGACGACAGGACAGGGCTATCTATCCATACTAAAAAATCACGGACAGCAGTTTGAAAACGTGTTGATAAGCAATATCACGCCACAAATGGTGCAAGACTGGGTGAATGAACTGGCTGCACGTAGATCACCAAAAACAGTTGCAAATGTATATGGTTTTTTCAAATCGGTGCTAAAATATAACAATATCAATATCAATTTTAGCCAAATCAGTTTGCCCAAAAAGGTAAAAAAATTCAAGGTCATGCCGCCTGCTAATGTGGTGGTTAATGCGTTCAGGGGGTCAGATATTGAAATTCCTGTTCTGCTAGGTGTGTGGGGCGGTCTGAGAATGTCAGAAATTCACGGCATACGTCGCAAAGATATTGTCGGGGATATCCTGACTATATCGCAGGTACGTGTTACTGTCAACCGACAAATCGTCACGAAAAGCGAAGCAAAAAGCTATGAGAGCAATCGACAAATTCGTCTAGGCAAGCCACTGGTTGATCTGATAGACGCATTAGATCTAGCCCCTGACGATTATGTGGTGACATACACCACGAAACAGATTTACAATCGGTTTGTAAAAAAAATGCACCCGTTAGGGTATGAAATATCATTTCACGATTTACGTCATATCAGTGCCAGTGTTATGGCAACATTGAAAATCCCTGATATATACGCTATGGAACGTGGCGGCTGGAGCAATACCTACACGCTAAAATCCGTATATCAGCAGACGTTCCACGAAGACCGCATGAGGGTTGATAAAATCATTGATGATTATTTCACCGATATATATGACACGAAATGTGACACAGACAAAACAAAATAGCGTAAAATAGGTAGTTCAAGGTTATTTGAAATGGGTTCAAGTCCCGTCACCTCGAC